TCAAGCGATTGGTAAACACAAAGTCATCATCATTGATGAGGCAGATAATACTACCCACGACGTACAACTCTTACTACGGGCTAATATTGAGGCGTTTTATAACAACTGCCGATTTATCTTTACCTGTAACTACAAGAACAAAATCATCGAACCACTCCACTCTCGATGTGCAGTTGTCGAATTCAACATTGCTGCAAAGCAACGTCCAGTCATCGCTGGAAACTTCTTCAAGCGTCTCCAAACGATCCTGGATCAGGAGAAAATTGAATACGATCAAAAAGTTCTTGTTCAACTGATCAATAAACACTTTCCCGATTGGAGACGTGTTCTAAATGAATGTCAGCGTTATGCTGCCAGTGGAGTAATTGACTCTGCTATTCTTGCCGAATTTAGTGATGTAAAAACCAATGATCTCATTAAACGTCTCAAGGAGAAAAACTTTACGGAGGTTCGTAAGTGGGTCGTTTCTAATCTGGATAATGATCCTGCTGTACTTCTGCGGCGTCTTTACGATGCTCTTCTTGATGCCCTTGAAAACCCTAGCATTCCTGCTGCTGTGCTCGTTATTGCTCGCTATCAGTATCAAATTGCATTCGTAGCAGATCAAGAAATAAATCTTCTTGCTGCTTTGACTGAAATAATGTGTGAGTGTGAGTTTAAATGATTATTTCGGAACAGGATGCTCAGTGGGCTGCTGATGAATTCATCAAGTATTTCTCTCAAATGGGAAATATTGAAGACTATCTGCGTTTTGTTAAGAAAGAAGTTATTGTGGAAACCAACACTCTAATGCCCCTTCACGATGAATTCTTTAATGAAGATATTCATCCAGAAGAAATGGATTTTGATATTAAATTTGTAGGTGGCAGATTTCAAAATGCTGTCCCTCAGGAGCATTATGTTAATCTGCTAAGAGCAGTTTCTTCTCATAATAATGAATCAAACATTCCAGGACGTGAATTACGTTGGATGATATATGAAAAGAACACTAAAAAGGTTCTTGGATTTATTCGTTTTGGATCTCCTACCATTAACTCCAAACCAAGAAATGAATGGTTAGGTAAAGCACCCAATCTTTCTATTTTCAATCGCCACGCAGCGATGGGATTTGTAATTGTCCCATCACAACCTTTTGGATACAACTATTTGGGGGGCAAACTTCTTGCTCTTTTTTGTTGCTCTCACTATGCAAGAGAAACTCTCAATAAAGTATTTGAAAAAGATATTGCTTTATTTGAGACCACTTCTCTTTATGGATCTACAACAGATGCGTCTCAGTATGATGGTCTCAAACCCTTTATGAGATATAAAGGATTAACTGAAAGTAAGTTTCTTCCTTTACTTCATGATGAAGTATTTCACAAACTTCATGATAGATTTACTTTACTTAATAACAATACTCCTCTTACGGATAACAAAGCATCATCTAAAAAGATGAAGCGCCAAACCAAAATGATTTCTATTATTCGTAATTCACTTCAAGATAAGGAAAAACTTTCTACTTTTAATGAAGTGATTAATGCTGCCTTTGCTCTTACACAAAAGAAAAGATTTTATATTTCTGATTATGGATATTCCAATGTTCGTGAAGTAATTCTTGGTGAACAAACTGAACTTCTTCGTGGTCCAAATTGGGATAAGTATTACTTGGAGAACATTGTTTCTTGGTGGAAGAAGAAAGCATCTAAGCGATATGAAAAACTAAAAGAAGAAAATAGGTTTAGGACAAAGGTCGAACTCTGGACTGATGATGATGAAATTCAAATTATTAGATAATGGAACTTAAAGATTGGCTCAATTCAATTAACTTTACAAAAGAGGATATTTCAGAAGAAATCAAATCTTATCCTCCATACATTGTAAACCGTTGTCTTTCTGGTCATATTGATTGTATCCTCTTTGCTAATGAAATGAATCGGTATCATTTCTTGGATAAAGACATGCAATATCAATTTTATCTAAATAGTCTGAGGAAAAGGAAGAGATTCTCTCCTTGGATCAAAAAGGATAAGATTGAAGACCTTGATATTGTAAAACAGTATTATGGTTATAGTAACGAGAAAGCATCTCAGGCACTGAGAATTTTGTCTAAACAACAACTCAACTACATCAAACAAAAACTTGAAACTGGAGGAAGAAAATGAGTACGGTGAGAGAACCCGAAGTGAAGTGGTCACAAGACCAAATGATTGAAGTAATCCTGAGAGAACCCGACGACTTTCTCAAAGTTAGAGAAACTTTGACACGTATTGGTGTTGCTTCTCGTAAAGAAAAAAAATTGTATCAGTCCTGCCATATTCTACATAAGCAGGGAAGGTATTTTATCGTGCATTTCAAAGAGTTGTTTGCTCTAGACGGTAAACATGCAAACCTTACTCCGAACGATGTTCAGCGTAGGAATCGTATTACTCAGTTACTATCTGATTGGGGTCTTATTGAAGTAGTCAATGCTGAGACTATTACAGAAATTGCTCCTCTAAATCAAATCAAAGTTCTTTCATTCAAAGAAAAGAATGAATGGACTCTTGAAACAAAATATAATATTGGTAAGAAAAAGACTCAGGAAGCATAAATACAGTGTCGCTCTTTCGTGCGCGACACGCTACATACGGAATATACGCTACTAAATGACGGGTTCCGCCACCCGTCTTTTTTTGTTTTCTTGTATAATTATTAGTGGATGCCGTAAGGGTCCACAAAACACAAACTCGCTTTCAAAGGAGCTACCATAATGACTAACCTCACAAGGTATACTGCATCAGATCTTCCTGCTTTGATGGAACAAATTGCCAGAAATAGTATTGGAATGGATGAATATATTGATAGAGTTCTTAATCAAACTACATCAAATTATCCACCTTACAATCTTATTCAGGTAAATAATGTTGAATCACGTTTAGAAATTGCTCTTGCAGGATTCAAAAAGGAGGAAGTACATGCGTACACAGAGTATGGAAAACTTTTTATCGAGGGACAAAAACAAGATAAAAATACGGACGGGACGTTTATCCACAAGGGAGTGGCTCAAAGAGACTTTAAGAGATCCTGGACACTCTCTGACGATACAGAGGTCTCCAACGTCGTATTTGAAGACGGACTTCTTACAATTGGACTTAGAAAAATAATTCCAGATCATCACAATCGTAAAGATTACCTATAAATAGAACTGAATATCGTCGGCGCTATGCCACAGAGGGGAACTGGCACAAACCAGTTGACACCCCTCTTTTTTATTGCTATAATATCTTGGAGAGGTAATGACTAAATGAGTATCAAACTTGCTGTTTTGAAATCTGGCGAAGACGTAATCGCAGATGTGAAAGAACTTGTGTTGAAAGAAAATGTTGTTGGGTATATTTTTAACAACCCAGCAACAGTTCGTTTTTTAGAACCAGAATCGATTTATTTTCCTGATCGGAGTATCGATATTGTTTTTGCTCCTTGGATTCCATTATCTGCAGAAAAAGATATTCCAGTTTCTCCTGACTGGATCATCACTCTGGTTGACCCTATTCCACAAGTAATCGAAAAATACAAAGAAGGATTGAAAAATGGAAAAACAAACAAAGATTCTGATACTTATGAACAACACGATTCTTGTCTCGCAAGTGACGGAAGTGGGTGCTGATCTTGGAGAACCTGATTGTAAGTTGATTGAACCGTTTGTAGTTGTGCAAGCAACAGGTGAATTAGTTCCTTGGTGCGTTGATCTTACAACTCAAAATGAATTTATGATTAGTTCGGATAAAATCTTGACGATTATTGATCCAAACACTGCCCTACTTGAAAAATACAAATCATTGGTTTCTTGATGCGATTTTATACTAACGTTCAACTTGTTGGGAATCAATTTCTCGTCCGTGGTTATGATAATGGAGAGCATTTTTCCCTAAGAGAGGAGTTTAGACCAACTCTTTTTGTAGATTCAAAGAATTCAAAAAGTAAATACAAAACACTTGATGGCAAATTGGTTGAATCTATTCAACCAGGGTATGTCAAAGACTGTCGTGAGTTCTTAGACAAATATAAAGACGTTGATGGATTCAACGTTTATGGAAACGAACGTTACATCTACCAATACATTTCTGAAAAATATCCTGAAGATGAAATAAAGTTTGATATGTCAAAGATCAAACTTGTGACTCTTGATATTGAGACCACATCAGAAAATGGTTTTCCTGATGTGAGTAGTTGTATAGAAGAAATTCTTGCAATTACTCTTCAGGAATATTCGTCAAAGAAAATTATTACCTGGGGTGTAAAAGAATTTAAAAATACTAGAAAAGATATTACTTATGTTCGATGCTCAGATGAACACGATCTATTAGAAAAATTTATCTCTTATTGGGAGCGTGAAACTCCAGAAGTAATTACTGGATGGAACATACAGTTGTTCGACATGCCGTATATCGCTGGTCGATTACGCCGTGTTCTTGGTGAAAAAAGGATGAAAAGACTTTCTCCATGGGGTCTTGTCACAGAACAGGAGGTGTTTATCAAGGGTCGCACTCACAAGTCCATGGATATTGGTGGTGTAACTCAACTAGATTACCTTGATTTGTATAAGAAGTTCACTTATACCAATCAAGAATCTTATCGCCTGGATCATATTGCCGAAGTTGAACTTGGGCAAAAGAAATTAGATCACTCTGAGTTTGATACTTTCAAGGACTTCTATACAAATGGATGGCAGAAGTTTGTCGAATATAACATCATTGACGTGGAACTTGTTGACCGTCTAGAAGACAAGATGAAACTGATTGAACTTGCTCTTACGATGGCGTATGATGCCAAAGCAAACTTTACGGACGTTTTTTATCAGGTTCGTATGTGGGATGCTATCATCTACAATTACCTGAAAAAGCGCAACATCGTAATTCCTCAGAAAAAGTCATCATCTAAAGATGAAAAGTATGAAGGTGCCTATGTAAAAGAACCTAAACCTGGTAGTTATGATTGGGTTGTGTCTTTTGACTTGAACAGTCTTTATCCACATCTTATCATGCAATACAACATCTCTCCAGAGACTCTTCAAGATACACCTCACCCAAGTTGTTCTGTAGAAAAGATTCTTTCTGGTACTTTTATTGCTGATGCTAAGTACGCTACAGCGGCAAATGGTGCCATGTATCGTAAAGATGTGCGTGGATTCTTACCAGAATTGATGGAAAAGATCTATGAAGACCGAACCATTTATAAAAAAAGGATGCTTGCTGCAAAGCAAGAGTATGAAAAGACTAAAAATAAGGAACTTGTGAAGGAGATTGCCCGCTGTAATAACATTCAGATGGCAAGAAAGATTCAACTCAACTCTGCTTATGGTGCAATTGGTAATCAGTATTTTCGATACTACAAACTTGAAAATGCTGAAGCAATTACCCTATCAGGACAGGCATCGATTCGCTGGATTGAGAATAAGATGAACGCATATCTCAATAAAATTCTCAAAACAGACGGTGAAGACTATGTTATTGCTGCAGATACTGATTCTATCTATCTTAATCTGGGTCCTCTGGTTGAACGTGTATACCAGGGAAGAGAGAAAACTACTGAGAGCATTGTTTCGTTCCTTGATAAGATCAGTCAGGTGGAACTTGAAAAATATATTGAAAGTTCTTACCAAGAATTGGCTGACTATGTGAATGCTTACGATCAGAAGATGCAAATGAAGCGAGAGAACATCGCTGACCGTGGCATTTGGACTGCAAAAAAACGTTACATTCTCAATGTTTGGGATAGTGAAGGTGTTCGCTACGAAATTCCTAAACTAAAAGTGATGGGTATTGAGGCGATCAAGTCATCAACTCCTGCTCCATGCCGAAAGATGATGAAAGAATCCTTCAAAATTATGATGAATGGTTCTCAAAATGATATCATTGACTTTGTTTCAAGGTGCAGAAATGAGTTTAGATCATTGAAACCCGAAGAAATTTCATTTCCAAGATCTGTTTCTGATGTTGAAAAGTACAGATCAATCAACTCAATCTATCAGAAGTCAACTCCCATTCATGTTAGGGGAGCATTGCTCTTCAACCACTACATAAGACAGAAAAAACTAACTCACAAGTACTCTCTCATTCAAAATGGGGAGAAAATCAAGTTCTGTTACTTGAAAAAACCAAATCCAATACATGAAAATGTACTTACGTTTATTCAAGATTGGCCTAAAGAACTTGAGTTAGACAAATATGTTGACTATGATCTTCAATTTGATAAAGCATTTTTAGAACCACTCAAAACAATTCTTGATGCCATCGGTTGGTCTGCCGAAAAAACTGTAAACCTAGAATCCTTTTTCTCATGACAAACGATAACGAAGATAAAAAAGATAAATGGAATCGCGGATTGGATTTATTCATTGAATCTATTCTGAAACCAGATCAAGAGTTGAGACAATGTGCTCATAACCAGAAATGTTTTACTGAATTGATGGATGTTCGCCAGAATGTGCTAGAATATCTGAACAGTATGAGGTGGGATTGATGGATTTTTTGAAAGACATTGTGAAAGAAATTGGTGATGACTTTACAAAGTTAGCATCAGATATTGACGAGACCGAAACTTATGTTGATACGGGTTCATACATTTTTAATGCACTGGTTTCAGGTAGCATATTTGGTGGTGTATCTGGGAACAAAATTACTGCTATTGCTGGAGAGTCTAGTACTGGAAAGACTTTCTTCTCACTCGCCGTTGTCAAGAATTTTCTTGATACT